GTACCAGAGAGGCGGGACCCGATGTACCACCACGCGACCGAGAGGGCGTAGTTGCCGTAGACGCACCAGAGGCCGGCGTAAGCCGCGTTCCCCAGGTCGCCCAGGGCGAGAAACTCGTACGAGCCGACTGTGGAGGCGGCCTTCATGTACGTCCTATCGCACACGCCGGTCGTCGTGGACGCGCCGGATCCGGTGCCGACCAGCATCCCGCCCGCGTTCGACAGCCGGACGGGGTACTTCCACCCCTCCGTCGCATCGGCGGGGAGCCCCGCCCCGGCGTCGGCGTAGTCCGCGGTTATGGACGCGGCCTCCTTTCTGGTGTCGTGGAGCACCATGAGGCGGCAGGCGGAGCCGTCGTACTTCAGTGCGACGCCGCTCATGGCCTCGTACATTCCCATGCCGGTCTCGACGCCTTGGAGCGTGAAGGGCTCCTTGCCGCTCTTTGGCGAGGTGGGGGAGCCGTCACCCTGGACGCCGTCGCAGCACCCGGTCGGCCATGGTGCGGTGTGCACGTAGTTGTTCACGACGGTGGTCGCCGTGCGGTCGAGGATGAGCTTGTCGTTGCTGGCGTCGTGGCTCTCGATGCGCTTGATGACCGCGTAGTCGAGAACGTCGTGCGCCGCTGCGTTGCCTCGGTCGGTGTTCTCCGTGCCGATCATCACGGCGCTTCCGGCGACGTACCCGGAGTTCTTGGCCACCACGACGTAGCTCTGGTTCGAGGCGGCCACGGTCACCGGCTTGATGACGCTGTAGTCCGTGCACCCGGCGAAGACGCTCTGGGAGTTCTTCGTCGCGTACTTCATCAGGAACATGACCTTGAGGTACCAGTCGTCCGCTATGCTGCGCCCGCTGTAGCCCGTCGATGCGGTCTTGCAGATGGTTATGAGGCTGTTGTGCGAGACGTCGCGCGTGCGCGGCTGCGCGCCGGAGACGCTCGCGGCGCTGCCGCCGTGGTCCGAGAGGGCGTACTTCGCGTAGACCATGCACGGGCGCAGGCTCCCGTCCGGCAGCATCGCGCCCGGCTGCGGGGAGAAGCCGGGCAGCTGGGTGTCGCTCACCGAGATGGACGTGTACGCGCCGCCGTCGGTGCCCTCGACCCTCCAGAAGAGCACCGGGGCGAGCACCCACACGTTTCCGTTCCCGCCCGTGCGGGCGAACATGCCGTCCCCGGAGACGGCCGTGATGTGCGGGACGCCCTCGGCGTCGACGGTCGCGTTGCAGTCGACGTGGAAGAACGGCGCGAGCGCGGCGTACGGGTCGGTTGCCGCCTTGGAGTTGGTGCCGGTCACGGGGACCGCAACGCCCTCGTTCGCGTCCGCCTTGACGCAGGCCACCGCGCTGCCGGTCGGCACCTTGACCGTGTAGATGCGGCCGTCGCGCATCGAGCGCAGCCATCGGTCGACGCCCTTGTACTCCCCGGCCTCCCCGTCATAGGCGAGCAGCGACCCGCGCGCCATCGCCTCCAGCGCGGATGCGATCCGCTGCCCCGTCTCGTCGCTCATGATGTGCGTCTTGCTCGCCATGTCAGTCATCTCCCTTGTCGGTGAGCGTGAGGTATCTCACGCCGCCCACGGTCTCGTACTCCATGAATATCGTCTTGTCCTGCGTCACCATACCGGCGGCGGCGCGCGCCTCCTCCGCCGCCGCAACGGCGTCCGCGGCCGCGTCGCCGGCCTTGCCCGCGGCGCTGGTCGCGGAGGCCGTCGCGCCCTGCATCTGCGACTTGATGGACTGCAGCTCCGCGACGAGCTCCTCGATGCGGGAGACGAACGGGCCGGACGCCCCCTCGGAGCCGGTCTCTGCGTCCGTCAGGACCGTGATCCAGATGTCGGGGGTGGTCTCTGTGCCGGCGCCCGTCTCGACCAGGAAGTAGGCCGTCTTGATGACCCCGGGCACGGCGAGTGCGCGGGGGTCGAGCGTGACCGTGGCGGTGCCGCCCGAGATCGAGGCGGTCTGCTCTATGTACGTACGATCAGGCCTGATGGCCAGGAAGCGCGCAGACGTCGCGTCGCTGATCGGCGACCCGTCCTTGAGGATTGCGGCCTTTATCACGGTTCCGGTGTCCCCGGTGCGCGCCGTGACGACCTCCGCCGCCAGCGCGACCGACTTGTCGACGTCCAACGTCATCTCATGCGTTGCCATCTTCCGCTCCCTTCATGAGGTCCGCAGCGGCCTCGCGCAGGGTCGCGGCGGATGCCGGGTCCACGAGCTCCGAGACGGCCGAGGCCATGGATGCAACGGTGCGCGCGAGCGCGGGGTCTTCCGCCCTCGCGAGCACGGCCATGACACCCTCCTCGGCCCTCGGCTGTTCCTCGTGGGTTGGCTCGGGCGTCCGCTTCGGTTCCTTGCAATCCATTCGTCCTCCTAACCTGTCGGCCAGCTGGTGCAGATGCCGTTGATGAAGTTCACGGTCCCGAACGTCCAGTGGAGCCGGCCGTCGCTGCCGTTGTAGACGGATGTCACGACTTTTCGCGACCCGGCTATCCCGTAGGTCCCGCCTTTGTTCGGATCGGTTCCGACGGCGAGTTGCGGTGCCCTGATGCGGGCCGTCCCGGTGCTGTCTATGTCGAGCCTGTCATCGTCTATGTAGATCTGGTCATCCGGGCTGTCCCGAAGGGCCACGAAGCCCGGTCCGCCGTCTTCGCTCCCGGCGGCACGCAGGTAGAGCTCCTGTGGGGGATGGCTCATGAAGCCCTTGTAGACAGGCGGCGTGAGCCAGACCTGGCGGTAGTAGCGGTTGGCGGTGAGGAACCCGTAGTCCAGCACCGAGAGTCCGCACGCCTTGGTCGCCTTCGAGGGGTCGTCCGATGCGTGCAGCGCCTCCACCTCGAAGTAGTTCGCGTCCCCGTTGATGAACGACGCGCCGGGCTGCCCGTTGGCGGTCCTGCCCGTCGTGATGTAGTTGGTCGAGGACGCGCCCACCATGTTGCAGCGGAACATCGCCGTGCCGTCGGCCATGATGACGGTGCCGGCGATGATGGCGTTGTTCTTGTCGCGCACCTGGAAGCCGCTGGTCGCGTTGATGTAGACCTTGTTCCCGTTGCTGTCGGTGATGAGGATGTTGCCGCTGCGCAGGTAGACCGTGCCGCTCTCGAGGTCGAGGTAGCTGTTGTCCCCGACGAGGATGCGCCCGGTCAGCCTGTTCGCCACGATGCCGTCGCCGTTTATGGCGGTGCTGAACACCCAGTTGCCGGACGAGTCCTTGGTGTTCGCCACGCCGATGGTGCCGCCGCCGATCTTCACGCACTTCGTCGCCGAGGATGGCTTCCTGTCGTAGACCATGATGCCCTTGCCGGGCTCCTCGTACACCCAGCCGCCGGTCGTGTTGAGCTCGGCGTTGAGCATCCCGATGATCTGCTCCTGGATGTCGGTCGGCACCTTGTCGAGCTGCGCCTGCAGCGCGTCGATGGCGCCGGTCGCCGCGTCGAGGGACTTGTCGAGCGCGTCGGTGACGCTCAGGAGGTACTTCTTGTTCGCCTCGTCGATGGCCCTGAGCGCGGCCTCGCTCTGCTCGACCTTGGTGTTGGTGTAGATCTTCAGGACCTCGTCGAGGTCCAGCAGCCCGTCGTCGGTGTACTTCTTCAGCAGCTCCTCGAGCGTGCTGTCCCCGTTGGCGGCGTACTCCTTGAGGGCGGCGTCCAGCTCCCCGGCGATCTGCTCGGTGTAGTCCTTCGCGCCCGCCACGCCGTCGTTGGTGAACGCCTCGAGGTACTCCTTGGCGTCGGCGAGGTTCGCGCCCCACTTGGTGGAGGACGCGGCGTTCGACGCGTTGACGGCCTCGGTGATGGTCTGGCGCAGGTTGGAGGTCGCCTTGGAGATGCTCGACCTCTGCGCGGCCATGACCTCGCCGACGGTCCGGAAGTTGCCGATGGTGTAGGTCGCCCCGCCCTCGGTCAGCTGGTCCTCCTCGACCTTCGTGATGCGGGCCTGCACGCGCAGCGGCGGGTCGTACACCTTGTCGATCACGAGGACGGTGTCGCCCTCGTCCGCGCCCTCGAACCCCTCGCCGGCGCGCGCGAGCGAGACGGCGTCCACCTCATAGGAGACCTTCGGGGTGCAGCGGCTCTTCAGCTCCCCCCTGGTGAGCGAGAGCAGCTCGCGCGCGTCCTCGCAGTCCCCGAACTCGACGTCGCCGAAGACGTGGGTCTTGCCGCCCCTGCCGTCCGGCCTGCCCCATCGGGCGAGGGCATCGGCGTCGCCTACCCAGTTCTTCCCGCCGTTCACGTCCCCGAAGGTCAGTTTGCGCTCGTAGCCGCCGGTGAGGTTGCCGTCGTCGTCGGTGCTCTCCGGCGCCTTGCCGTAGCCGTAGAGCGCGGTCGCGACGTTGCCCTCGTCCACCTCGCGCGTGACGCTCACGAGGTCCTTCGTGTAGGTGAACCGCTTGCCGTTGTCGGCGCCCACGCGCCCGCGCAGGCTCACCCGCCGCGCCGTCACGGCGCTGCCGGACACGGCGATCTCGAACGATAGCTCGCCGCCCCACGTGTCCGCCACGTCGTGGATGGCCTGCCACGCGTTGGTGTGGTAGAAGTTCGTGCCGTTCTGCCCGAGATCCGCGACGGTCCCGACCGTCCAGCGGCTCTCGGACAGCGCGGAGGCCATGGCGACGCTCGCCGTGGTGTTCAGCGGCCGCTTGTCCTCCAGGTAGTCCCCGGACAGCTCGACCTGCGCGGAGCTGGGGCAGTAGTAGCTGTAGACGATTCCGGCTGCCGCGCGGGTCTCGGTGACGCCGTCCACGACGTTCTCGCGCCACCGCCCCATCCTGTCCTGCCACACGATGCGGTCGCCCTTGTCGAGAGCCGCGAGGCAGGTCAGGGACAGGGCGTTCTCGCCGTTCACCTCGCGCGTGTCCACGCACTCGAAGAGCGTCTTGATGGGGCCCTTGAAGTTCTCCCATCTGTCCGTCACCCAGAGCCGCATCAACCTATGTGCCTTTCAGTCCATTCGATGGTTCCCGCGCCGCTCGACAGCCGCAGGCTGTTCCGCCCGGGCTGCAGCGCGAAGTAGTCGCTCTCGTAGGTGACCGCATGGTTCCGGCCGTTCACGGTCACCTGCTGCTCCCCCATGTCGATGACCACGGACGCGGAGGCGTCCAGGCTCTCGTTGACCTGGACGAACTCGCCCGTGTCCATGTTGGTGAGCTTGAGGTAGCTCACGGACCCGCCGGGCCTGCAGGTGATGACCGGGCGCGTTTCGTACGAGCCCCCGACGGCGAGCACGGTGCCGTATCCAACGGCGCCGCGTCTCGTCGCGCCGTACGCTATGGGGTCGTACGCCGTGAACTCCAGCTCGGCGCTGCCCGTGTGCCAGAGGTTGTCCAGCTCCCCGGGGGATGTCAGCACGGCCATGTAGTGGAGCCCGAGGTGCCGCTCATCGTCTAGGTGGAGCGGCGCCTCCTTGAGACACAGGAGCCGCGCCGCCATCGTCCTGCGCAGCGCGGCCATGTCGTCGGACGGCCGCGCGCGCCACTCGGCCCGCACCTTGATGGCGAGCGGCTTGAGCTTGGCCCGCATGAACCGCTCGCCCGCCCGGTAGGGGACGTCCTGCGTCTCGACCGCGTACCCGGGCAGCAGCGAGCGCGTCATGAGCTTCGTGGTGAACCACGGCGAGAAGTCGAAGCCGTTGTATATCACGCGTACGCCCCCTGCCTCAGCTGCGTCCTCTTGATCTCCTTGGCGATCTCGCGCGAGAGCTTGCGGATGTCCGCCTCCTCCCGCACGGTCGCGTACACGTTGATGGTCACATGCGTGTCGCCGCCAGCTCCGCCGCCCAGCTTCTCGAGCTGCTCGGCGATGCCCTCCGCGAGCGGTGCCGCGCCGCGCTTGTTGAATGGCACGACGCCCTCGGGGCCGTCCTCGCCGACGCCGATGACGCTCGGTCCGTTGAAGACGCCGCCCTTGGCGTACCAGCTGATGGAGAGGGTCGCCGGGTTCGGTATCTTGCCGAGGAGCGGCACGCTGATGAGGTCGTAGTGGATGTGCGGCAGCGGGATGTGCGGCCACGAGATGCGGAAGTTGAAGAATCCCTTGATGGCGTTGATGACGCTGGACACGATGTTCTTCGCGCCGTTCATCGCGTTGCTCACGGCGGACTGGATGCCCGAGAAGATGCCCTGCACCACCGAGAGCGCCGTGTTCAGGCCGTTCTGCACAGTGGTCACCACGCCGTTGATGGCGCCGCTCACCACGCTCGTGATGACGTTCCACGCGCCGGAGATGATGCCCGTGATGCCGGACATGATCCCCTGTATTCCGGCTTCCATCTGGGAGAAGTCTCCCGTCACGATGCCGTTGATAAGGCCCAGCACGGTCTGGAAGATTCCCTGTATGAGCGACCACGCGCCCTGGATGATCTGCGCGATGCCGTTCATGACTCCGGTGATGGTGGAGAGTATCACCTGGAAGGTGTTGCCGACGTTCTGCAGGAGCTGCTGCAGGATGGGCACCGCCACGGCGATTATGAATTGGAAGCCCGCGCTCACGATGGGCATGATGACGTTCATGGCTTGCGTAACTGCGTTGGAGATTGCCGCCCACGCCTGCTCGACGTACGGCTGCAGCTGCGCGATGACCGTCTGGATGGTTCCCCAGATGGCGTTCCACGCCTCCGTGACCGCCGTGCGGAACCCCTCGTTCGTGTTCCACAGGTAGACGATGGCGGCGGTGAGCCCGGCGACCACGCCCATCACGACGCCCACGGGTCCGGTGAGCGCGGTGAGCGCGCTCCCGAACAGTCCGGCTGCACCGCCAGCGCCGCTAAGCGCCGTGGTGATGGCGGGGATGACTGCCACTAGGTTGCCGGCCACGGACAGCACCGGGCCTATGGCGGCGAGGATGCCGGCGATGGCGAGCACGGCCATCTGGCCGCCCTCCCCGATGCCGTCGAACCACTCGCCAAACGACTTCACCACACCCGCCACGTTGGTTGCGATGTTGAGGAGGGGCTGCCCCAGCGGCTCTATGGCGCCCTGCAGCTCGCGCATGGCGGACGCCGCCTTGCCCGCGAAGCTGTCTGAGGCGCTGTCTGCCGCCTCCTGCGCCGCCCCGGCGACGTCCCCGTACTTGTTCTCGACGCCCGCGAGGCTCGTTATCATGCCCAGCGCGTTGTCCTCGCCGAGACTCGACCACAGCGTCGATGCGAGGTTCGCCTTGTCGAACCCGTCGGGCATCTTCGCGAGTTCGCCCAGCACGGCCTCGAACACCTGCTGCCCGGTCGCGCCTCCGGTCTTCCACGCCTCGAAGAGCTGCTGGGTGGATTCGCTGAACCGCCCGATGCTCTCGTCCATGCGCCCGTCAACGAGCGAGGTCTGGAACTCGTTGAGGAAGTCGTTCACCTTGTCGAGGTTGTATGCGCCGCTCTCGGTGCCCGCCTTGAGGATGGAGAAGTATTCCTGCGCCGAGAAGCCCATCTGGGCGAAGCGCGGCCCGTATTCCGCGAGGTTGTCTCCCAGCTCGTCAGTGTAGTTGAGGCCGTCCTGCGCGCCGGCCACGAACAGGTCCATGGCATCTTGCGCGGACAGGCCGAAGCCGTCTATGAGCGCGTTCACGCCGCGCACGCTCTCGCTCACGTCCATGCCGAGCGTGTCGGAGAGCGTGAGCGCCGACTGCGTGACATATTGGAGGTCTTGGTCGTTGAGGTCGCCCAGGTTCTGGCGCACGGTGATGAGGGCGTCGGAAACGGCGTCGAGAGACTGCCCGAAGCCGTTCTCGTAGATGCCTTCGCCGACGTCGCCCAGGCGTTCCGCCTCCTCGGCGGTGAGGCCGAGGGCGGACTGTATGCGTGCGGTCGCCTGCTCGTAGCTCGACGCCGTGCCGAACGCGGCGGCGCCGGCGGCGACGATCGGCGCGGTGAGGCCGACGGTCGCCGCGGTGCCCGCCGACTTGAGGGAGCCGGACAGCTTCTGCGCCGCGGCGTCACCCTCCTTGATGCCCTTCCAGCTCACGCCGTTCAGGGTGCTGTTGACGTCCTTGACGCCCTTGGCGACCTTGGTCGTGTCGAGGATCGCCTCGATGATTACGGAGCCGTCCATGCTCACCTCGCTGCACGCTTGAGGGCGGCGAACGCGTCCCGCATCGCCGCATCTGTCCCTTCGTTCGCGCCGCGTGAGCTACGGCCATGTTTGAGGGCGAACGCCCTGTGCAGGCGCTCCCACTCCTCGATCTCCTTCTTGTTGCGCTTCGTCGGCTTGGGCTTGGTCTTGGGGTTTCGGTAGTGGATGGCGCGCCCGAGGGGCGTGTCCATGGAGCAGCCGCCGACGAGCGCCACGAACTCGGCGAATCCTATCTCCCCGCGGACGGAGTCCCAGTCGATGCCGTACTCCGCGCGGAAGCTGATGCGGATGTACGCCGCGTCCTCCACGGGGTCCCACAGCGGGTCCTCGTGGGGCTTGTCCCCCCTGAGGTCGAGCCCGCACACGTCCCACACGGCGGCCTCTATGAGCCTGCCGAGGTCGGCCGGGTCGTAGTCGCAAGCCGTGAAGGCGTCTCCCGGGTCGGCGAAGAAGAGCGGGATGAACTCCCCGCTCTTCTCTTCCGGCGCGGCGCGCTCGTCCTGCAGCAGCGCGATGCAGCGCAGCACGGTGAGCGCGTCGTCGCGCACCAGCACCTCCTCGCCGTTCCACGGGTAGGGGGTCGCGCTGCCGCCCCCGTCGAGGGCGACGCGCCGCGATGTCAGGTCGCAGGCGTTCACTTCCGGCGCTTCTTGCCGGACTTGCCGCCCTGCACCTCGCTGAACTTGCCGCCCTGCACCTCGCTGAACTGCCCGCCCCGCTTGGGCTGCTGCTTGCGCTGCTCCTGCAGGAACGCCTTGGTCTGTGCGCTCTCCTGCGAGAAGTACAGGCCGCATCGGCGCAGCTGCTCGTTGGTCGCCTTGCGGCCGAGGAGCATCAGGAACGATGCCATGACCTCGCCGAGCACGCTCGTGTGCTTCGCCGGGTCTATTGGTTCGCCGTCGCCCATCCACGAGAGCAGGCGGTCGTAGCCGTCCGTGCCGATGAAAGCGACGATGACGCGCTTCTCTAGGTGCACCATCGTCTGCGTGATCTCGGCGCGCTGCTCGTCGGTCTGCGCCTGGTCGAGCTTGCGATTAAGCGATTGCGCGCGGTCGATGGCGTTCGACACCTTGGCGAGCATCGCCTCGATGCTCGCGTCGTCGAAGTAGACGCGGAACCGCGGGGTGTCCGGGTTGTCCTCGGGGTCCTCGAAGTAGACGTCCTCAAAGGGCCTCGCCAGCCGCAGGATCTCCATTTCGCTTTCCTTTCTCCGCCCGTGAGCTAGGCATGGAAAAGGGGCGCGGGCCGCTCACTTGCCCGCGCCCCCTCGATGGAGGTTATGAGAGGTGTCGCCCGGCTAGGCGGCGCTCACGGTCACCTCGACCTCGCACATGACCGACGGCTTGGAGGCGGCTCGCACGGTCACCTTGCAGGACCCGTCCTTGACGCCGTGCACCGTGCCGTCGGAGTCGACGGTGGCGACGGCGGTGTCGCCGGACGCGTAGAAGCACTTCCCGTTCGCCTCCGCCGGGGTGACCTCCGCCGCGATGGCCTTGGTCTCACCGACCTTCACGGTGACCGCCTCGGCGGTCACCTGCTCGGGCAGCTTCAGCTTGCCGCCCGGCTTGAACGCGGGCGCCCCCGCGGTCGCGATGGTGCAGGAGAAGGCGCCGAGTGCGGACGCCTCGCCCTGGCCGGAGTTCGGCGTGAGGTTGAGCAGCGTGCAGTCGCCCTCGATGACGTCGCCGTTGGCGGCGGTGTGGCGGAACTGCGTCCTGCGCCCCTCGCCGGTCTCCAGGGCGCAGGACGCGATGTAGTCCTGGGCCGGGTCGCCGTAGCAGCGGTCGCCCTCGACCTCGTACTGGATCTGGGTGCTCGTCACGTCCGTGGTGGGCGTGCCGTACCCGTCGTAGTAGTCCTTGTCCTCGGTGCCCTCGTTCGGGGACGGGGTGATGGAGGTGATGCCGCGCGAGAGGATGGCCCACGTGGGGGCCGCGGCCTCGGGGGTCGTGTTCACCTCGAGGGCGTTCGCGTAGTTGCGCGCGAAGCCCAGGTCGCTCTTTGCCATGTCTGGCTCCCTTCTATTGCCTGATGATCTTGGCCACGATGCGGACGGCCCACACGTGGCGCATGTCGGTGCCTATGGCGACCCGCTCGATGTCGCCGTCCTGCTCGGCGAGCCCGACGATCTCGTACGAGCCGTTCCCGCTCGACAGGTCGGCGGCCTCGAGGATGCGCGCGGCCCGCTCGCAGGTGCCCATGGGCTCGTACTCGTCGAGCGCCTTGGACACAACCTGCAGGCAGCAGTCGAGCAGACGGGTGCCGTCCATGTAGGTTCGCCGCGTCACGGACGGCATGAGGCGCACCACCGTGCCGTCCTTCTTGTCGATGGCGGATAGGGGCCGCGCCTTGGCGTCGATGCCGCCGCCGCGCAGCGCCCTCGCCGCCACCTCGCATATGTCCAGCGCCTCGCTCATGTCATTCCTCCATCAGCTTCTCGGCGAACTGCTGCCATGCCCCCAGCCGCTCTTTCTTGGCCTCCTCGGGCCAGTGGGAGCGGGCGTTGGGGTTCTTCGCCTTGCGGATGCTCGATTGCGGCAGGTCGTGGACGCGCTGGGCGTACGGGGCCTGCCACTCGATGCGGCCGTTCTCGTAGTCGCTCGCCAGCGGCTCGGAGTCGCGCAGCGTCCCCTCGTCCACCGGCACGTAGTCGCGCATCTCGAACGCGATGCGCTTGGCGAACGCGGCCTGCTTGGCCTCGAGCTGGGCGGCGGAGAACCGGCGCTCGATGCCGGACAGGTCCACCTTGATCTCGCACCCCGCCCTGCTCACTGCACGTCCACCTCCCAGTGGTGCGGCGTGCCGTCCGGGTGGTCGCACCGCTGCACGCGGGCCGCCGCGTGGCGCTCGCCGTCGAAGCCGATGATGTCTCCCTCGGCGATGCCGCCCGTGTACTCGGTCGCGTCGATGAACACGCGCGCCGAGCACCCTGCGGTCAGCTGGTAGTCGTTGGGCGCGAGCGCCGCGCTGCGGTCGATGCGGCAGTGCGGCACGTCCACGGGGGCGGCGAGCCCCTCCTCGGTCTGCCGCTCGATGGTCAGCGCCTCGCGGCGCATGAACGCGGGGATGGGCGGTATGCGCACGGCGCTCACCCCAGCCCCTTGAACGCGAGCGGCGTGCCCGCCAGCTCCGAATCGACCGCGCGAACCATGTCGGCGCGCCGCGAGGAGCCGTCCCCGAAGCTCATGGAGACGGTGCCCGTGGTGACCGACGCGATGGCTGCGGCGCTGCCGCCGTATGCCGCGTCAACGTCCACCGCCGCGCACGCGGCGCGGCTGTAGGCGCCCGGGTCGCCGGCTGGGTCCGCCGGGAACACGCGGTCGCGCACGACGGCGAGCGCCCTCGGCAGGGACGCGCCGAACGCGCCCTCGCCGAGGGTCCCGTGCCACTCGTCGCGGTAGAAGGCGTATGTCACCTCGGGCGCGGCCATGCTACGCGCCCGCAGCCGTGTGGGCGTAGATGAGCGGCTTGCGGTTGTCGTACACGATCAGGTCGTGGTGCACGCGGTACTGCCACTTGTGCGCGTCCTTCTCCTGGTTGGTGTCGGGCGCGAAGTAGCGGAGCTTCTCGTGCTTCTGGATGGCCTGCGCGGCGGAGGGGTGCACGACGAGGAAGTTGAGGTCCTTGCCCGTGGAGTCGGTCTTCTTGTAGCCGCCGTCGCCCTCGGTCTGGAGGGTGATGGAGTCGTAGAAGCGGCCCTGCGGGACGGTGCGCATCTTCATGCCGTCGAAGGTCTGGATGTCCGTGGACACGTTGCCCGTGCCGTTGTCGATGCGCCAGCTCTGCGCCTGGCGCAGGAGGGACTTAACGGCGGGCGTGAGGTACAGGATGCACTCGGAGAGGCTCACGCCCTGGTTCTCCATGTGCTCCTCCGCCTTGAGGACCGCGGAGAGCGCGTCGGCGGCCTTGGTGAAGGACGCCGACGCGGTCTCGCCCGCGTTGGCGGCGAGGCGCGCGAAGCGGATGGCGTCGATCTCCGGCACGACCTTGGTGCGGGCGAACTCGTTCATGATGTTCGCGGACACGAGGAGCATGTGCTCCTCGTCGTCGAGGTAGTCGATGGAGAACTCGCGGCCGCGGTCGTACTCGAGCTTCTTGGTCTCCCAGTCGAGCGTCACATCGCCGGAGGTGAAGCCCTTCGCTCGGTCGTAGTCGGCGAGACCCTGCAGGGCGATCTTCGCGATCTTCACCTCGCCGGTGCGGGAGACCTCGCCGACGAGGTCGCCGTTGATGTTCAGGTCGCTGGTGAGTGTGGCCTGCTCGATGACCTTGTCGAGGCGGGTCGTGAACTTGGTGATGGTGGAGCCGAGGCTGTTGGCCATGGCGCTCCCTCCTTACTTCTTGATGCCGAACGCGCGGTCCAGCTTGTCGTCTAGGTCCTTGCCGGCGTCGCCGTCGGGCTTGAGCCCCGTGGAGCCGGTCTTCTTTTCGGTGCCGAACAGATAGGGGCAGGCATCCTTGAGCTTGGCCACGTCGCCGTCGTAATCGCCGAGCAGGGCCTTGGCCGCCTTCGCGTTGAGGCAGCCCGCGAGCTCGAGCTTGTGGTCGGTGCGCTCGTCGGCCATGTCGGCCTTGAGCTTGTCCAGCTCCGCCTTGAGCGCCGCGCGGCCCTCCTCGGTCTTGGACTTCTCGTCGAGCTGCGCCTGCAGCTCAGCGATCTGCTTGTCCTTGGCCTCGATGTCGCGCTGGTACTTCTCGCGGTTGATGCCGGGCTGGCCGTGCTTGTCATTGACTCCGTCCTCTTCGCCGCCTTGGCCTTCGGCTGCGGGATTCGGGTCGCCCGAGGCGCCTTCCTGCGCCCCCTCGCCCTGCTTGGGTTCGGGTTGCGGGTCGGTCCCCTGCGGTTCGGTCTTGACGTTGCCCTCGTTTGCCATGTCCCTCTCCTTTCTCCTGGGTTTGTTTGCGCGCTTCCCTGCGCGGGACAGGCGGGATTTTTACGCGTTCCCATGCGAGGAGAAGGTACCGAGGGTGTCGCCGGGCGGGGCCATGGCGCGGTTTCCCTGCGCTGCTGGCGATGGCACGGGAAACCGCGCCACGAAAAAGCCCGCCTCCTTATGGAGACGGGCTATCGCCCTAGCCGATTTTATCGGGGGGGGGGGACACTCCTCGAGCATCATCGCCGCGCGGTGGAGCTCGGCGGCGATTATCGCCTGGGCCTGCTCCTCGTAGGCGTGGACGCTCGATTCGAGCGAGGCGGAGGCGTGCGCGGCGAGGCACGCGCAGCCTTTCACGATGTCGATGGCGTCGCGGCGCCTGAGCGCCGCCTCGTCCATCACGCCGCCTCCCCGCAGTAGCGCGCCACGAAGTATGCCTGGCCCTTGCCCGTCACCTTCGTGGTGCGGGCGAGGGTCACGTGGCCGTCCGAGTGGGTGATGGCCGTCTCCTTGATGCGGAACAGGCCCTGCTCGACGTACCGCTGTATCGGCACGTTGCGGTTGCTGCCCGACTTGCCGAGGTAGCCCTCCTCCCTCAGCAGCGCGAAAAGACGGTTCTGCCCGATCTGGAAACCGGACTGGGTGAGCATCTTGGCGAGCTCGCCCACGAGGCACGTCCCGTCCGAGGCGGCTACCGCGTCCGCGAACAGGGCCTTGGGGCGCAGCTCCTCGATCTCGCGCTTCTGGCGGTCCATGGTGTCCTTGGCGAGCATGAGCGCACGCGCCATGATCTGCTCGGGCGTCTCGTCCTCGCGCGCGGCCATGTAGCCGCCCCGCTTGCGGATGGAGGGGAGCACCTCGTGAGTCACCCAACGCTGGAATACCTTCGCACCGGATTTGCGGGATTTGAGCACAAGCTTGTAAAACCCGGGTTCGGAGACGATGAGCGGTGCGGAACCCTTACCCTCCCAATTTGGGAGGCTCATAACCTCATCGGAATCAAGGCCGCGGTTTTTCTCGCGAAGATGATTGGTCGCGACTCCGAGCACATCGCAGATGTCCTTTGCGACGAACCATGGCTCGTCGTCGATGGCCAATACACGGAGCTCGCCGAACTCGGCATTGGAAAAAGGTACAATCTCATAAGGCGTATCCATCGGATATGCCTCCTTTCTGGGGCATCGCCCCGGTCGAATGGGGCACCTTGACGTTTCCTAGGCGCGGGGGTGCCCTATTTTTCTGCGAATAGCTCCTCTATCGGCACGCCATAATGCCGTGCGATTTTGAGAAGGGTGCCGATTCTCGGGTTCTTCGTCGCCCCCGTCTCGACTCGGCATATGACGGGGACCTGAATACCGGTCGCGATGGAAAGGTCGAATTGGGTCTCCCCTCGGCTCTCGCGAAGTTCCTTGATACGCAGCTTCATTAAATCACCTCCGTTCTGGGGTACAATTAACTCAAATAGGGATACTAAGTCAGTTTGATGTAATAGTCAATCGAAATGAGGTAATTAATGAACAACCTCAAGAGCATCCGCATGGCATCGGATAAGACGCAGGAGCAGGTCGCGCATGACCTTGACGTTGCGTTGGGGACATATAGGAATTGGGAGCAGGGGAGCCGGAAGCTCAATGAGGACACGATCAGGATGCTGTCCAAGTACTTCCATGTCCCTAGCGACATGATCATCGGTGACGATGAGCACGAGGGGTCGTTCGTCGCGGTCATGTCCGAAGAGGTCATGGAGCGGCGAGAGAATGCGATGAAGACGATCCTTGAGAACTACTTCCGCCTGGGGACGGATGACCTGGTGATGATCGCCAAGCTCGTCCTCTTCCTTAGGTCCACGGGTTCGTCAAGGCTTCATGATGCGGAAGAGTTCATCTTCTAAGGAAAAAGCCGCCCCGTGGGGCGGCCTTCGTAGTTATGTCGCAGTATTTCGCAGCTACGAGAACATCTCGTCGACCTCCCGGCGCTGGCGCTCCAGCGTCTCGCGGTAGCGCCGCGCGCAGCCCTCGCACAGGACGCGCCCATCCGCCACGCGGTCGTCGGTAACGGGCATGCCGTCGCGGCCGAGCAGCTCCCAGTGGGGGAACTCGCGCACGAGGGACGGCGCGTCTGAGGACAGCTTGCCATGACGCATGGACTCGCGCAGGGGGCGCTCCTCGGTGCGGCCGCACATGTCGCAGGTGATCTTCGCGGTGATATCGAGTGCCATCTATTTCCCCTTTAGGTTAGTTCGCTTGCAGTCGCACGTGGTCAGACGAACTCGACGGTCTTTCCGGTGAGGTCGTGCGCGCCGTCGACGGCGATGACGTTCTTCCCGGCGTCCATCACCATGCGCGCTTCGTAGCGCACGCCGTCGACGCGGAGAGACCGCCAGTCCGTCACCGGGAGTTCTTCATCGAGAAACAGCACGGTCATGCTGCCGATCTCATGACAATCCAAGATCTTCATCGAAGCCTGCCTCCCTCAAATCCTTCAGGTACTCTTCCAGGGCCTTGCGTGTCTGCTCGGTCTCTTCCTTTGGAATATTGTACCTCTCCGCAACCTCAAGAAGGTATCTTTGCGCATCTCGCTCTCTGAGCGTTCGCGCAAGGCCGATGCCGTATTCGGAGTAGTCGCCGCGCATGTCCTGCTTGAAGTGGAATACCTCTTCAAGCACCTCCGAGGTGCTTGGGCGTTCGTGGAAGTAGATGGTCTGCGCCCCCATTACGTAGATCGCGTCGACATCCATCACCCGAAGATGCTGCAGGGCCTCTTCCGTACCTCGTTGCACTTGGCCGCCGTGGCGCTCGACGTAGTTCTTCTGCGAGTTGTACAGAGCCTCGTTTACCGGCTTCATCTTCTCGCGTCGCACTTCCGCCTTGGTCGGCTTCCTTCGCGCGAGCGCCGCACCGAACACCTTGCGCTGGCTGGTCTTGGACAGCGCGGAGAAGTCGCGCGGCTCCATTCCCCTGTGTTTCATCTCCTCGGACAGCGCCTTCTGCGCCGCCGTCTTGGACACGCCCTTCGCCTTGAGCGCCCGCTTCACGCCGTCGCCGTCCATGAACTCCCTCATGGTGCGGCGGCTCGCGTCGGTCTTGCGGACGCGCGGCATGTCGCCGGCCCACTCGCGGTTGGGCGAGCGTTGGAGCACGGGCGCCCTGCCCTTGCGGTTCGCCTCGTCGATGTACCTCCGCAGCCCGTCCTGCTGGCCGCGCAGCTTTGCCTTGAGCTTCTCGACCTCGGCGATGTTCGCCATGCTCGCGTCCTTGTCGGCGATCAGCTGCGCGCCCGCCAGCTCGCGCTTGGTCTGGCGGATGTCGCGCTCGCGCCTGCGCTGCCCCTGCGCGAGCCTGTACACCTCGTCGGAGGGCAGTCCGCTGGGATGGCTCGGTTCTGCCGAGTACATGCGCGGCGTGCCCGGTGCCCACGGCCCGAAGCTGTGGCGGCAGTTCGCGCCGCCCAGCCCGTCCACCTTGCCGTAGCCCGTCTCGCGGTAGAAGTCGCGGTAGCGCACGCCGCCTATCTCCACGTCCCCGTTGAGCGAGTAGACGCGACCCTGCCACCTTGCATGGCTCGGGCGCGCCCCTCCGTGGCTTGATACCTCCACGAGGCGGACGCCCGCCCCGGCGCACACGTCGAGGGTGCGGCGCATGCCGTCCTGCGCTATCTGGGTGCGCACGTGGCGGCGCACGGCCACGTCGATGCGGTTCACGACGGTCTGCCGCCCCGTCTCGGCGTCGCGGTACGCGACCGTGGAGATGCCCTCGCGCATCATGCGGCGCACGGCCTGGTGTATCGCCCGCTCGGCGGTCTCCGTGCCGGCGTTCACCTTCGCGGCGGCCTCCGCGACGCAGCGGTTCCAGAGCGACAGCGCGCCCTGGGCCATGTCAACGTTGTCGCGCGCGAGGATCTCGGCGACGCCCTGCGCGGTCAGCTCGACCTGCCGGGGGAGCGTGCGCCCGGCTGCGTCCCTCGCGTCCTTCGGCATGCGCCCGAGGTCGGTGCGGTCGCTGCGCCCCAGCGCGTCCTCGACGGTGCGGAGCACGGCGCGGTTCGCGTCCTCGCGGTGCCTCTCGATGAACGCCATGAGCTGCGGGGCGGCGGACTGAGCGAGCAGGTTGAGCGCGGTGGTGCCGCGCTGCCCGAGCCCCTCCGCGCCCTTGTCTAGGAGCAGGCGGCACAGGTGGGCGAGCATGTCGGCCTCGATCTCGCCGTACACCGCCGCCACCATGTCCCCCGCGCGGTCGAGGTAGTCCGGGTCCAGCATGGCTAGAACCCGACGTCCATGACGGACTGCTCGGGCATGAGCAGCCGCGCCTCGTCCTCGCTCTTCCCGTAGAACTCCACGAGGTACATCCACTTCGGCACGACGCCCGCCGCTATCTCGGCCAGCATCTGCTGCTTCTCGGCCTGCGTGTCGGTGATGATCGAGTCGTCCCACACGACCTCGACGGGCTCCGCGCCCTCCTCGACGTCCGCGCCGCAGTGGATGCGGGCGCACTCGACGAGCGCGGTGAGCAGGCGCCCCAGCCCCTTGCCGAGCGCGTTCTCGTGGTTGCGGATGTTGCGCATGAGGGCGGAGTTGTCCGCGCTCACCTCCGTGGCGGTCTTGAGCCCGCCCGCCTTGTCCGGCTGGAAGTACTGCGACCCGAAGCCGCACTCGTCGCCCAGGGCGGCGCAGGCTGCGGCGTAGGTCTCGTAGATGGACGAGGTGCGCATGGCGGGAGCGAAGGCGTAGGGCTTGCCCTCGTCGATGGTCGAGCCGCTCGTGATGCGGTACAGGCGCTGCTCCTGGTCCCCGAAGGGCACGGCGCGCATCTTGCCGTCCGCGCCCGCCTGCCGCACGTCGATCATGGAGTCGGGGAGCATGAGCACGGCGCGCATGAGGTCGGTCTCGTCGTAGAGCGCCGTCCACGCGGTGTCGAGCACCTTCATGGCGCCCACGGCGTCCTCGAAGACGCTCACGCCGTAGGGGCTCGTGTCCTGCAGGGCGTTGTCTATGGCGGGGGAGAGCAGGCAGAAGGTGGGCGTCTCGCACGCCGTGTCGAAGTCCTCGATGATGCCCAGCGCCTCGGGGGCCAGCTCCCTGCCGTCCCGCCACACCTTGGTCACCACGTGGTACGTCCCGCCGTCCAGGACGTGCATCTGCAGCTGCACGGCCTGCTTGCCGCCGACCGTGACGCGGGTGCAGAAGGCGCACTCCGTGGTGCCGTCCTCGTCCCACGTGAGCGGGACGACCATCTTCGCGTCGTAGCGGCGCACCCGTATGGCCGCGCCCTCGTCGCGCACGTCGAACCACAGCGCCATGGCGCCCGTGCCCATGGCGAAGGCGCGCTCGACGCCGCGCTGGAAGAGCGTGAACAGGCCCGACTCATCGCAGTAGCGGCGCAGCCACCCGTTCGCGCGCGGGCTGTCCGTGCGCGCGCCCATCTCGTTGGCGATGAGGCTCGCCCACTCGCGGCACACGCGGCGCGCCGGGCGCAGGGACAGCTTGCGGCGCTTGTGGGCGCGGCCGTCCACGCCGGCGTACCGCTCCTCGTACCAGTCGCAGTCCCCGGTGTACCAGCCGTACCACCGCTCGATGTGGCCGCTCATGTCCGGCGGCAGCGCGTAGCCGCGCCGCCCGATCTCGTCCCGCGCGCACGCCGGGATGCTGAACTCGTTGTCTGCCATGCCTAGACCTTTCTCGCGGCGTTCCTGTAGGCCCCGCGCTTCGTGACCACGTCCATGAGGGCGTAGCGCGTGGCGTCTATCCAGTGGTCGTTCCCGTCGGGGTAGTCGCCCGAGTACTCGCCCGTGGCCGGGTCCATCTCGAACTCGGCGGCGCGCACCTCGCGGGCGAGGTTGGGGCACCGGGCGGGGTCGATGACCCAGTGCACGGACTGCAGGAAGCGGTAGCTCATGTCGCGCAGCCCGCCCTTGCCGGCGGCGCGCGCGTCCACGCCCTCGTCCCTCTGCGCCTGGATGCGGTCGGGCGAGGCGTCGTCGGACAGCACGCGCAGGCGGTGGTAGCTCGGCTCGGCCCCCTCGCGGTCGGGCCACGTGAGGGCCCGCTTGACGCGCTCGGCCGTCTCCGGGGGCTGCAGCTTGCACCCGCCGTCCTCGTAGTACGTGATGACGCGGTGCTCGCCGGGCTGCCACTCCGAGAGGGTGAGCGCCCAGGGGTCGGGGAACCAGCCCCAGTCCTGCCCCGCGTGGACGCGCTCGAAGGACGCTATCTCGGCGTCCGTCACCTCGCGGAACTCCACGCGGTCGAATATCTGCCCGCCGTAGCCGACGGGCTCGCCCAGGTACTCGTGGCGGTACGCCTGCTCGTCCGCCTCGCGCAGGGCCTCGGCGTCTGCGATGAACTGCTCGCCCAGCCACTCGGGCGGCGCGTCGGTGTAGCAGCTCTCGAAGACCTCCTGCCCCGCGTCCCTGCGCCTGTCCGCCTCGCGGTTGGCCCAGTTGTCGCGCGTGCGGGGAGGGTTGTACTGATGTGGCTGATGTGGCAACACCTTCTTGAACAAATCTACGAGAGGATCAGGCCCGCCTCCCTGAACTCGACGGGGCTCATGTAGCCCAAGGTCGA